TCGTTCCGTCTTGAGGATCTGAGAGGATCGCGGAGACTTCAATTCTAATCGTCTTCGCCGTGGCGGAGTATTCTCCGACCGTATTGATCGACTCGATTCCCAGGAAGAAAGCGGGATCGTAGTTCACCGGGAACTCGTCCAGGCTTTGAATGATGTAGGCCTTGGAATCAACTGGGCGTAGAATTATCCCATCCGCTTTCTCAGCGTCGATCTCCAGGAGCTTGTTGTTGATCTTCTCTTTAAGAGTCAGTTCAATGTTCTTCATGACTGACTCGACATCCATCTTCTTCATTCGTCTACCCTTGGAACGACTCCGGTCGATTGTTGCATATTCTTTTTAAGTGTTCTCAGAACGAACGAGTTGAGCGTGTTGAGCGCGCGCTCTGGGAATCCTGAGATCTCAGTGTTCGCGTACTTCTTAGATTCAGGCCCGATGAACAGGAACTTCCTCATAGGTATGTTAGCTCTGGGCGCACCGAATTGATGGTGAATAGCGTAGGGAACACGAGTCCCCATCTCCATCTCGATAGGGCCGATCCGCGTGATGTTCTCCGGATCTCCTCCATCGGTCACTGACTTCTCCAGGCGTCCGCTCTGTTTCAAGATCGGATAACTGAACCCGAACTTCGCCCGCTTATATTCCTTATAGCCTCCGTCAAACTGACGGCGGAGATCTTCATCTTTCTCCCACCACGCGAAGAACGGTCTGGTCGATAGGTCTGGATATTCTCCGGCGGACTGGAGAGCGAAGATAGCTTTCCTGGACTTCTGAAAATCCTTCGCGATCATAGCGAAAGGAACTTTGAGATCGTTCGAGACATCGGCCGCGCGCCTTAAAGCGGAAGCGACTCTCTCGTCGTTTACAACCTCATAGGAAGTGAATCCGAAAGGGCCTGTCGGAGTCACCATTGTTGCCGTCCAACATCGAAGACACGGTGATCACAGTCTGGAACATCTGTCCCAGTGTCGAACCCGATGTTCTCTGTCAGCGCGACGGCGTCTCCCAGTTTGAGAGTTCCGTCCTGGATCTTCTTCAGATCTCCGCGTGGATCTCTGGAGAGTGAGCGGAGTCCCTTCGTGTCCTGGTCTTTGTTGTCTTGTCCTGTCTTAGTATAAAGAACGTGACGAACTCGATCAGCGGCGAGGAAGATCGCGATCCTTTTTAGAATGAGAAGTGAGTTCACGCCTGTCACTGGGACAGCATAGACCGAACAGATCATCGAGTCGATGAAGGCGGATTCCTGGTCGATGAAGTTCTGGACTTCAGTGTCAGTCACCGTCGACGTCGCGTCGAATGTTATGTTCTTAAAGTCGGAAGCGACATCCGTGACAAGACAATAGCCCATCTCTTCCTCCCTTAGTGGATCACTTCTTTCGAGACCAGGAAGTCCAGGTCTTTTTGAGGGAGGTCAATGACCTCTCCTTCGAACCAGTTCTTCCCCGCGAAGAAGAAGTTCCTCTTCGCCTTATAACTTTTTACTTCTTTTTTGATTGGTTGTTCAGTGACCGCCGCCGCCTTTGGAGCTTCGACCTTCTTCACTGTTTCATTTTTCTTTGAACTCATTTTTCTTTCCTTTTTTATAAGAAGGGAGAGACCGAAGTCCCTCCCTCTATGTTGATCAAGTAAGCGCACTTCGCGTCGAGGATCTCGAACGAGTAGTCATCCTGAACGATGATCCCTTTCGAGTTCGGCGGGTTGTCGATTGAATACTTGTAAACACGACGAGGGCCACGGCCTGTCAGTGTCATGTAGTAACCGAGAGACTTCTGGTACTTCTCAGCGGTACGAGGCGCGTAGTAAAACACGATGTCGTTCCCCCAGAGTTGTTTGAAGTCTGTCGCTTGACCTAACTTCGCCGCCTCATAAGACACCTTACCAACGTGAAGGATGTCCACTCCCATCGCCTTCGCGAGTTCCTGAACAGTGAGCTGGCCCGCTCTCGCGTCCGCGAATCCCAACGTGCGAAGAATCGCCGGATGGTACTTGAGGACGTTGAAAAGTTTCTGAGAGATGATCGCTCTGTTCGGCATGAATCCACAACCGTTCAGAACGACGTTCTGAGAATCGCGGAAGAGTTCAAGCGGTTTCGAGTTCGTGTAGTCGGTGAGCTTGTCAGTCGCCGCCACGATCGTCGTGTTCTGAGTTACGATCGAAGTGTTCGTGATCGTCGAAGCGAACGCGAACTCTTTCTCCAACCAGATCGCCGAAGTGAGTCCCAGAGTTTCGTCTTTCTCAGCGTCGAAAGGTTCTTCGACGTTTGAGTAGTCGTCCTCTGTTACCATACCTTCGAGACCGTGAGAGTCGATCGAGTAAGTGTCGTCAACTTCACGAACGATCGGTTCAAAGCGAGGAGCTTTCCCACGACCGCCCATCTTCGAGTTCACGATTCGAAGATGACTTGTTCCATACTTCCCGATTTTTCCTGTCTTCTGTTTCACGCTCAGAGTGGGAAGAACTTCCTCTGAGATGTAACCTTCTGGGATGTAAGCGTTCGACACGTTGGTCAGAAGCTTGTCCACTAATGCTTTCATTTGACTCATGATTCTATCTCCTTGTTCCTAGTTTGTTGTTACAGTGAATGGCCGTTAAGAAGAACGCTGATCACGTCTCCGATCACGCCTGACTCCATCGCGATCGCCGGACACCAGTCCGTCGCCACGCCGACCACGCCCGCGCCGTTAGCGTCTGACTTGATCGATTGTCCCGCTGTCACGTTGGCCGCGAGTTTCACAAGCGCGCCTCCGCCCAGGAGAGCGACTTCCGCTTCCTGTCCTACGGCCGGCTTGTTCATCACAACGCCGATCGCTTTCTCGCCCGCTCCAGACTGAGCGACGTTTGTTCCAGACGCGAGTTTCGCGAAGTGGAACTGTTTAGCTGAGAAGTCAGAGTTCGAAGTGAACACCTTGATCTCTGGTTGAACATAACTTGACATAACTTATCTCCTTGTTTCGGTTGTTGTTCTTATTCCAGGTCGCCGTCGTAAGTTCCCACTTTTTTATAGTAGGCCTTCTTCAGGTCTTTGTTCTCAGAGAGAACAATCGAGATCGCCGAAGTGATGTCGATCTTTTTTTCTTTCGCCATAGCTTCAGAAAGTTCGATCAACTTGTCTTCTGGATCGACTTCAGCGTTGTTACCGCCGCCGTCTTTGTTCCCAGTGTCTCCGACTTCTGTCGTCTTGATGCCTTCGTTCAGCTCCGCGAGCTTGACGAATCCATCGAACACTTCGCCTTTCAGTTTGATCGCCTCGTCTTGTTGAGCTTTGGTGATCTTACCTTTCGAGAAGAGTTCAGAAAGGCGAACCTTTCTTTCAGAAAGTTGTTTCTCTTCCATCATCTCGCCTGTCTTCGCCTTCATGTCCGCGATAGCTTTCATGAGGTCTTCGATCGAGGCGACGCCCATGTCTTCCATGAGCTTGTTGACCTGAGCGAGTTTCGCTTCCATCAACTTCTGTTCATCTGTCATCTGGTTCTCCTTGTTAGATGTCTGACTGTATTCGCTTAACTGAATAGCTGGATTCATTTTTTTGATCACCGGACGGTTGGTGAGTCCCGCGCCCAGGAGGACAGTCCCGAACTTCTTCGTCGGATTCTCGTTGTCCTTATAGTCCTTATCGAAGTCAGCGGACAGATAGGCGAACTCTTTGTCGGCCAGAGTTCTCCGTCCAACCGGAGTCCAGTCGACGATGGCCCAGAGTTGGTCTTCTCCGAGTTCAAGGTTCTCGACAATCTCAAGTCCCTTGATCCACCCCGCCGCCTCTCTCTCAGAGTCGTGAGCGTAGTCAATCATAAGGTCGATCCCTCGGACTTTCGCCTCGAAGTTGGCCTTCATCTCATCGAACATCTGTCGAGTGATCTCGACCTTCCCATAGCGTTCATGGAAAAAAGAACAAGTCCTCATGAGTTGAACTCGTTGAGGAACTTCTTCAAAGCCTTTCCCTTCTTCGCCCAGAAGGACGCGGACTGGAACAGTCCTAAAAAGTTTTTCTGTCATGTTACTATTCTCCTCCGACGCTCTGTTCGCGTCAACTTTCTTTCGACTTCAAAGTGTGACAACAATGTCGACCGAACGAGTCAACTCCTTCGGACAAAGTCATCGATGAAGCGACATCTTCTGGAACTTCGAATCCGCTTTGAGGTTCTGGATTCTCTGTCGTCTCTGAAGTGTTCGCGACAACGTAGGTCTTGCAGTTGTGATGAAGCGGAGGCCAGTAGCGGTCGACATCCGGATGATCAGCGGGGAGAGTTTTTCCATCCAACCACTGACAGATCTCAGAGACCGGATCTCCGTTCACCCATGTAAACGAGACAACCTTCTCAGTGTTCTCTTTGAAGAAGTCGCGACGTGAATCGTTCACGGTCTTCGACGCTATGATGTCAGCTCCGGTCGTTGAGACTGGGCCATCAATGAACTTCAGGATCGCCTCGTCCAGGATCTCCGCGAGTTCTTCCGCTGTCTTCGCGGCGGCGATGTTCTGGCCATAGGTGAGAGAGATGTTCTTCGCGAGGTCAGCGATCTGAACGTCCGTCAAGTTTGAGACGTCCGCCTTCAGTCGAGCGTCGGCGAGCTTCTTCAGATCCTCCGCGAGCTTGATCGTTGATCCCTTGATCTCAGTTGAGACCTGGGACTGGGCGGAGTTATAAGTTCCAGTTAGATCCTGGGAGATCTTCTCCTGGTATTCGGTGACACCTGGGACAGCGGTGAGATCTGGGAGCTGAAACTGTTCCGCTCCTTTCTTCTTCCACTGATCGATCGCGACCTTCTTCATGTCTTCGGCGATTGAGAGAAGACCTGTCTTGATCGAGGCGCGGATCTTCTGAGCGTTGTCATTGATCACGGCGACCGTTGGATCTTGTTCGACGCCCTCACCTTCCACTGGTTCAGAGAGGGCCAGAGTCTTTCCC